TGTGTTCTTGTTGATTCTGACGATACTTTGGGTTCTATCTTTAGTAGTGATATGGCTGTTGGTCGTTATGTGGCTCAAAGGGCAGGAATTGGTATCAATGCTGGTCGGATCCGTGGGATCGGTTCGAAAATTCGAGGAGGAGAGGTTCAACATACAGGGGTTATCCCATTCCTTAAAAAGTTTGAAGCAACAGTTCGGTGCTGCACTCAGAATGGAGTACGAGGTGGTTCAGCAACAGTGCATTTCCCTATATGGCATTCTGAAATCGAAGATATCCTCGTTCTTAAAAACAACAAAGGATCAGAAGACAACCGAGTCAGAAAACTCGACTACAGTATCCAACTCAGCAAACTCTTCTACGAAAGATTCTTAAGTGATGGTGACATAACTCTATTCTCACCTCATGATGTTCCAGGATTGTACGATGCCTTTGGTACACCTGAGTTTGATGAATTGTATGAGAAGTATGAGAGAGCAACTTCAGTACCCAAAAGGAAAGTGAGTGCTAGAGAACTGATTACTGATTTGCTCAAAGAAAGAGCAGAAACAGGTCGTATCTATATTATGAATATCGATCACTCTAACAGTCATAGTTCTTTCTTAGATAAAGTCAATATGAGTAATCTATGTCAAGAGATCACTTTACCCACAGTTCCATTAGAACATATTGATGGAGAGGGTGAAATTGCTTTATGTATTCTCTCAGCAATTAATGTGGGTACACTTAAAGATGATCTTTCCGAATTACCTAATCTATGTGAATTGGCAGTACGAGGATTAGAAGAAGTTATAGATTACCAAAGATATCCTGTCGTTGCTGCTGAACGATCTACTAAGTCTAGAAGATCATTAGGAATAGGATACATTGGTCTTGCTCATTACTTAGCAAGACATAAAGTTAAGTATGATGATCCACAAGCATGGAAAATTGTTCACGATCTTACCGAATCATTCCAGTATCATTTACTTAAAGCATCTAATGAATTAGCAAAAGAAAAGGGTGCATGCGAAGGATACGAAAGAACAAAATACAGTCAGGGATTACTTCCTATAGATCATTATAAGAAAGAAGTTGATGATCTTGTAGCACCCAAGTACAATTGTGATTGGAATGCTTTAAGAAAAGATATCAAAGAACACGGACTAAGACATTCTACACTTACAGCACAAATGCCTAGTGAGTCATCATCTGTAGTATCGAATGAGACAAATGGTATTGAACCACCAAGAGATTTCTTATCTGTTAAGAAGTCAAAGAAAGGACCATTGAAACAAATCGTTCCTGGATATAAAAAGTTAATGTCTTATTACACTTTGCTATGGGATATGCCTAACAATGATGGGTACATTAAAGTGGTGGCAGTAATGCAGAAGTTCTTTGATCAAGCAATTTCAGGTAATTGGTCATACAATCCTGAGAACTATGATAACAACGAAGTACCTATTTCTAGTATGGCAACTGACTTACTCAATACATATAAGTATGGATGGAAAACTTCATATTATCAAAACACTTATGATATGAAGACAGATGATAGTGTGGTTGAAGAAGTAGAGGTTATAAATACACCTGCCTCTGAAGACCCATTCGAACAGGAAGAATGTGATGCGTGCAATATCTAGAGTATTGAACAAAGAAGGAATAACACCTACTGCCGAAACCTTTAGACGCAATAGATTTGTAGTTCTTAGAAACTTTATTCCTCAGGGAATGATAGAATTCGCAAGGCACTGTTGGTTGAGAACTGAAAATTCCCAAGAATGGGGTAGTTCTAAGCAACAAGAACGATCAATTGTAGATACACCTGATGGTGCTGGTAAACAAATAGAATATGTATCAGAGAATATGGCAAATGTTCCTTTTGGCGAAGCAATGTTGCTAATGTTGAAAGAACCTTTACAAGATGCATTAGAATTAGAACTAGTACCAACTTACAGTTTTGCTAGAACATACTTTAGAGATGCTAAATTATTTGGGCATACAGATAGACCAAGTTGTGAAGTTTCTATGACATTCCCCATAGAATATGAAACAGATGACAAGAAACCATGGTCAATATGGGTATTGGCAGATCAAAATTATGTGGGTGTTGATTACCAAGAAGCATGGGATACAGTACAAGGTAAAAACTTTGAAGAAAGATTTAAGATGGGTGCTGCGAGAGTCTATCTTGAACCTGGAGATGTATTAGCATATCAAGGATGTAATGCTATACACTGGAGAGATAAACTTGTCGGCAAATATTCTAGACATATTTTTACTCACTATGTTGATAAGAATGGTCCTCTATTTAAAGGTTGCAATGAATTAGTATTTGATGGTAGACGAAGTATCTATGATGATCATGACCATTCTACGATAGCAGAACAAAGAAAAAACGAATATGGAGCAGAACTGAATAAAAGAGGTGAGGTTGCTATGCGTGCATGTGCAAACATAACAGATCCTCATACTAACGAACCAATATTACATGACGATTTTTAATAGAAACAAAGTAAACTTCCTCAAAGAACCAATGTTCTTTGGACAAGGATTAAACACACAGCGATACGATGAGTTCAAATATCCAATCTTTGATAAACTTACACAAACACAATTAGGATACTTTTGGAGACCAGAAGAAGTATCATTACAAAAAGATAGAAATGATTATCAGCAACTGAATGATGCTCAAAAGCACATCTTCACTTCTAATCTTAAATACCAAACATTGTTAGACAGTGTACAAGGTAGAGGTCCAGCAATAGCATTGTTGCCTCACACTACACTGCCTGAATTAGAAGCATGTATTATTGCTTGGGACTTTATGGAAACTATACATTCTAGATCGTATACATATATGATAAAGAATCTATATCCTAATCCTAGTGATGTATTTGATACCATACTAGAAGAGGAAGCAATACTCAAACGAGCAAAAAGTGTAACAAAAGCATACGATGATTTTATAGACACAGCAAAAAGATTCGATATTGGACATAAGATAGATAAAGAAGAGTTGTACACCAAGTTATATCTAACACTCATAAGTATAAACATTTTAGAAGGAATTAGATTTTTTGTTTCTTTTGCCTGTACTTTTGGATTTGGGGAACTGCGACTCATGGAAGGATCAGCGAAGATTATATCATTGATCGCCAGAGATGAATCTCAACATCTGGCAGTATCACAGCATATCATTAAGAACTACATGAAGTCTGAGAATGACAAACTCATGTTAAAAGTTATTAAAGATCAACAAGATACTGTATACAAAATGTATGAGGAAGCAGTAGATCAGGAAAAAGAATGGGCAGAATTTTTGTTCCAAAAGGGAAGTATGATAGGACTGAGTGCTTCCCTTCTTGGATCATATGTAGAGTTTATTGCTAACAAGCGATTAAGAGCATTGGGTATGGATGCTATATACAACATACCACAAAACAACAATCCATTACCATGGACACAACATTGGTTATCTAGTAGAGGATTACAAAATGCTCCACAGGAAACTGAGATAGAGTCTTATGTAATGGGTGGTATTAAACAAGATGTAACAAATGAAACTTTTAAAGGATTTAAATTATGAGCAGAGAATATGACAAGGTAGTAAACATTCAAGAAGGACCAATGACTAGTGTGGCATTCCCTAATGATATTGAAGATACAAAAGATGTTTTACGCAGAGAGATTATTACTACAAGAGTGGTTGATGGTTATCTAACTGAAGAAAAAGTTGTAAGAGACTATAATGCATTTGGTGACTACAATGATGTGACAACGATTAGAAGAATAGTAGAGGTCAAAAATGCCTAAGAAAAAACAAGCAGAAGTTGTGATCTATAGTAAAGACAACTGCCCTTATTGTGTAAGAGCAGAAGATGCTGCAAGATCACAAGGATTTACCATAGAAGTTAAGAAACTGGACGAGGACTTTACCAGAGAGCAACTCTTTGAAGAGTTTCCAGAAGCAAGAACATTCCCACAAATTATTTTCAAAGGTGAAAAGATAGGTGGTTATGATGCTTTAATCGGTCAAATCAATAAAACGCAAAAAACTTAATGGTATCATTAACAGACACATATTCGCGATATCTTATACATTGTGATGAATGTGATGCAGATTGTTCTATTGAACACAATCTTAGATTACCTTATCAATTACATTTTTGCCCATTCTGTGGCAGCCAACTAGATCTGGAGGACGGAGTCGACGAGAACGAAAGTTATTACGACGAGTAGATGAATATTGTTGGCATAGACTATGCCATGGGTTGTCCAGCAATCTGTGGTTATACAGGTGGTGAGTTTAATTTTGAAAACTGCACCTTCCATTATCTTATAGATAAGAAAAACCCACCATTCGCAAATAACATTATTGGGGATACAAAACCTGATTATGTCTCACAAGAGGAGCGATTCGATTGGATATCAACATGGGCACTATCTCAAGTGCTTTGTTATAATCCCGATCTAGTTGTGCTAGAGGACTACAGTTTCGGAAGTAAAGGACGAGTGTTTCATATTGCTGAAAACACTGGACTGTTAAAACACAAACTGTTTAAGACGAATAATCCCTTTATAGTAGTAGCACCTACAAAGATAAAGAAATTTGCTACTAACAAAGGGAATGCAAACAAAGATCTAATGTATGAAAAGTTTACAGAACAAGAAGGCATAGATCTCAAAAAACTATTAGATACAGAAGTAGAACATCCTATTTCTGATATCGTTGACTCATTTTACTTAGCAAAATATGGATATAGCGAACTTATTAGACAAAGCGAACTGTCTATGCGTGATGAAAACGATCTCGCCAAGTGACGAAGAAGTAGATACTCTCATATCAGAAGGAACTTCATCATTGACAGATTTCTATGATGCTTATGCAGGTAGAAGTGTGCCTGAGTTAAAATTCCAACCTGATGCTTATTATTCTACAAATTACTTTCTTACAGCATCAGATAACTTTCCCATTGAACCTCCTTTCATGGTGAAGGCAAACATCGATGCTTTTCCTATGCTTCATTCAAATGATGTATCTTCCTTTCTTAAGAAATACTTTAATCTAGATACCGATTTTGCTTGGTCTGAATATGGTTGGAGAAATCAAGTTCAATGGCATTCCGATTATCATCCTAATGGTATAGATGAATTCACTGATCCATTAATCTTACCATTAAGTTCAGATTGGACTTTTCAAGTTAAAAGCAAATCTGGCAAAATACATTCACTCAAAGTTGAGAAATACAAACCCTTTATATTCGATGGTTCCCTGCAGCATACAGTACCATTAGACAAACAAAATCCAGCCAAGTTCATATCCCTCAGATTCTTTGGTAATTTTAGATCAATCGTAGAACACTACAAAAATAATTTGTAAAAAGACTTTACGACACCCTCTCTTTTTTAGTATCATTATAATACTAGGAAAAAACATTAAAGGAGTGAATATGTCAAACTTAGCAAACGATACAACCCTCGAAAGAATCTTCGACGAGGTCTGTGAAATGTCCACTGCAAACATTCTAAGAGAATTAGATGGTGGTGTTAGCAGACCTGGATTGTGTGAATCTTTCGATATGAGAGTAGCAATGACTGATAGAAATAAAGTTATTAATCTACTCGTTGACAAAAGATTTGAAGAATTACCAGATGGTCCCTTTTAATAAAAAGGGGTTTACCACACTGGTACTTTTTTAATATGATTAACTTGATGATTGATAAACTGATAACGGAAATTGCTAGTCTGCTATGGGATCGGGATCAATCAAGAATCAAAAGTGAGGTTTCTGGCGTCTTCGGACTAGGGCAAAATGCCACTGTTAACCTCACACCCTTTTTTAATTTATTATGTAGGAGTGAAAATGAAAGAAATTGAAATAACAAAATTAAACCAAGACTACTTTGATAAGACTATCAAAAAGTTGAGAGCGATTGATAGTGAGATCAATAAAACCAATAAGATGCTACAAATTGCCTTTGGCATTTACTTGTTTGCATCAGGTTTCTTACTAGCAGTTATTATGTTTGACTTAGGTATCATGGTCTTATGATCAAAGTTATCTACTTAGATATGGATGGAGTACTCGCTGACTTCAAATCTGGAGTCGCGAAGATGCTTTCAGTAGTAATAGAAAATGACCATCAAGGTCATTTGGCATATGATGCTCAAAAAGAAAAACTGACTTCACATAGATTATTCAGACATTTGGATGTTTATCCAGATATGTTTGAATTGGTGCAGTTCTGCAGATCACTTAAAGATAGTCATGGTATACGAACTGAGATTCTTACAGCAACAGGATCTATCAATAGAGAGATCGTGGTTAAAGACAAAAGAGAATGGATTGACGAATGGGTTGATCCGAACATGATTGTTAACTGCGTAGAAAAGGGTGGATCTAAAAGAGGATTTGCTCAACCTGGATATCTGTTAGTTGATGATAGGAAATCAAACATCAAATCATTTACCGATGTCGGTGGGTTAGGAATCTTACATATCTCGGGAGATTCTAAATCCACCATTAATCAAATCAAGTCTATGCTTGATCCTGATTATGATCCTAATCAAAAGGAACTTTTTTGAATACACGTGAAAAATCTGTTGCCAGAGAAACATCATGGATTGTTTTTTCTGGCACTGTTATTAATTATCCTTTGCAACTTTTGTGCTTATGGGTTATTATTGACCATTGGGACATAACAAGTGCTTTCTGGATAGGCACATACACTACATTAATGATGACTGTATTCGCATGGTTGCGAGTATATGCTGTGAGAGATTATCATGACCGAAAAGAGAAACGAAAACGAATGTCTTGATTGCGGATATAAATATACTAGTCCTTTGAATAATGACACATGTATAGAGTGTCAACAAACAGGGGATAAGGAAAGATATGCCGACAAAGAATATCAAGTTGCCTAGATACGCAGTTTTTGCTAAACCAAGAACATCATCAGTAGTTCTACAAGAACTGCTTAAATCAGTTTGGGAATCTAAGCATAGAAAACTAGATATAGATGAGATGATGTGGTGTAATGGCAGAGGTGTGTCATTATACAGAACAGGCATAGGCACATTCTTTGAAGATTGCCCTGAAGATTTCCCACCTTTTAAAATTGAAGCATGTAATGTGCTTCCCGAGCATATGCCTTTCCTAGAAACATTTGTTCACAATAACAATTACATACCAATCTTTATAGATAGAGATAAACTCGAGTTGTTAACAAGTTTTTACATTTCCAGTCTCACATACTTTCATGATTATGGTATTAATAAGCAAAGAAACTTTGCCACTCCTCCTGTTACAGGATCAAGGAAAGAAGAATTCTTTTCTTGGAGTATAGATGAAAGACTAGAAAGACTAAAAGAAATTGTAAATATAGTTCTTGTTTTCCATGATAGAGATAAATCTATAAGAGCAAAGTTTCCCAATCATGTAGTGTTAAATCATGAGGACTTTAAAGATGATGTTCCTTCTGCTTTACAATTACTTGATATAGAATTAGAAGAACCAATATCATATATGCCACTGACTAAAAAATCTAAACACTTTGACATATCAACAGAAGAGAAGATAGCATTGGCAGAATTCGCAGAGTTAATGACATGAACCCAAATTGTAAAATAGAATATAGAGATCACATAGGTATCTATGAGAATGCCTTAACATTAGAACAGTGTGATTCTTTAATCAGTCAATTTCATTTTAGTAAAGATGCTGGTCAAACTAAAATGCGATCAGAATACGATCCATCCCCATCAATTAATAAGAAAGATGAATCTATGTCATTGCTAGATTGGGATGATTATACAAGTGAAGAATCCAAAATCACTTGGCAAAACCAAAAAGACTTTATAGAATACATAGAAGGTGCTATTGTAGGTCATTACATTGATCAACATCCTATACTCAAAGAAGCAAATTATAGAATCTTTCAAGGAAAAGTGCAAAGAACAGTTCCTGGAGAAGGATATCATATTTGGCATTGCGAAATAGTAGGAACAAAAGGTGAGGATAGAGATAGATTCTTAGCATGGTCAGTATTTCTTAACGATGTAGAAGAAGGTGGAGAAACTGAATTCTTACATCAGTCTGTCAGATTTAAACCAAAGGCAGGAACAGCAATAGTATTCCCTGCTTATTTTACTCATATGCATAGAGGGAATCCACCATTGAGTGGCGAGAAGTTTATAGCAACAGGTTGGGTTGAATACTTTTAGACTTTACGACACCCTCTACTTTTTAGTATCATATAAAGACTATAAAAAGAGGAGTAATTTATGGAAGAAATAAAAGCAATGCTTCAAGAGATTCTTGATAAGCAAAAGGAGCAAGATAAAGATCTTGCTAAAATTCACGATCTAGTTGATCAAATTGACAACAGGGTATAAAGATGACAGTACAAGAATTTAAAGATGTTGTTCAAAGAGACAGAGAGTGGAGAGATACTGCTCCAGGATATACCGAATCAGTGGTAGAAGTAAAAGCAAAATCTTCTGACGAAACTTGTTGTTGTGGGGAAGATAACTGCCCAGAGTCTTATGTACATTGGACTTCTGGATTTTAAACTATGCCTATGATCTTTAGACCAGATACCATGCGATATTCCATGGTGGGTAAAAAACGCAAGAAGAAGAAACTTCTTCCTTCTACAGCATATCGTCCAGAGTTCAAACGATCTGGTCCAGCTGAAAAGACTGGATTGGATCTTTATAATGAAGAACGATCTACGAAACAATATGCGTCTTATGATTCTGGTAAGACAGGAGCATTAACACCCAAAGAAGAACCCAAAGTTGTTGAGGGTGTAACAATTGCTCCTGCTTATAATAAAGGTGCATATCAAGTCATCCCTAGAGATGAAGTCAAACATATAGGCAGATAATATGAATATGAATGCAGAATTAGCAATAACAATGATCGTATTGTTCATCGCATGGATTATAGCATGGATGCTTTTCTTTGATCCAGATGACAGAACAACAAAACTCAGAAGAGAAAGAAAGAAAGCATTTAAACAGGGTGACTATGAAAAAGGTCATTCAATCAACAAGGAGTTCGACAAATGAAACAAGGTAAATTTGAATTCGCGAAAGTACCTGTTTGGGCAAAGATATCATATGCCCTCTCAGGTTTGCTTATTATACTAGGATTGTTCAATGCTAGAGAAATCACTCAAGTTGAAATGTACTTAGAAGAATTGCAACTAAGGCAAGACATGTATTCTGAAGAGATAGGGATTATCGGAGACAAGGTAGATCTAATGATAGGAATAAGCGATTCCTATTATAACTTATCAGATGATGTGTATTGCTTAGCACTTAATATGTATCATGAAGCAAGAGGTGAAACTTTAGAAGGCATGACAGCAGTCGGTAATGTGACCATGAATAGAGTGGCATCTAATCGTTTTCCCAATGAAGTATGTGCTGTTGTTTTTCAAGGAAAGCATAGAACCAATTGGCGAGATGAACAAGTTCCCACTAGGCATGCTTGTCATTTTAGTTGGTATTGTGATGGCAAATCAGACGAACCCAAAGATTACGAAGCATGGGCAACTTCTGTGATGCTTGCTCATATGCTTTTGACTAACACTAAAGGTGTGGATATAACTTTTGGTGCTACACACTATCATTCTATTGGGGTTAAACCCACATGGTGTAAGGATATGAAACCTATGGGAACCATCGGAAATCATGTCTTTTATTTTGAGTTATAAATAGAAGTGATATCTAGGAAGAAGGAATGTATTTAATGTTAGAATGCCCAAAATGTGGTAACACCAGAGCAGAATGTGATTGCTTTGTGAAAAAAGAAGATAAGAATTACGAGTTTTGGTTTCACAATTGTCCCGATAGTGGACCGACTGATACTCTAATGGGAGAAGATTGTAATTGGTGCGATGCTAAATCACCTGTTGACGAAAGCAACCCCAATAGTGTAGGATATTATGGATATAATGAAAAGACAGACAACTACTTTCCCGAAGTCGACGAATAGATTATGATTAAGAAACTAGAAACTGAAATCCCAATTTATGAATACTGGATTGGTGATAAGAGAGCAATTATCACTGAGAAGAGTCATGACTATAAAGTGCAAATGCTTACTGATAATGGTTATGAAGCATATATAAGTTATAAATCGTTAGATGATGCTCGTGCGATTGCTCAGAAATGGGTTTCTGGTTTACCACCCACATTAGATGATTGAAATTATAGTTGCTAATGGTCGTCAAAAGAATCGTGTAGAAGACTATGCACGATCAATCATGTTCGAATTAATGCCTCGTAAAAAGAAAGGTCAAATCTACATCGAGTTCAAGAACGAAGTTGTCATAGACGATTATTCATATAAGGGTGTCGCATATGGTGATAAGAATGCAGTTGATATAGAGATTGCTAGAGATACCACTGAAGATATGATGGTCACTCTTGCTCATGAATTAGTACATGTCAAGCAATTCTTTAGAGGTGAAATACCCTCATCCAAAAAAATAAAAACTACAGGTTCTTTTCACATGACATCAGATGAGTTTGAAAAAGAAGCATATCTATATGAAGACCATCTTTACATGACACACTGGTGGAAATAACTATACGACACCCATCGTTTTTTAATACAATATGATAATGAAGAAAAAACTTAATAGATCAAACAAGGATTTAAACTCTATTCATTATGGACCAGAGCCAATCCTAACTCACTTACAAGATAATGTCAAAGAATTGGGACCTGTTCTCAATTGGTATGCTATCATGACGGATAACACCACTCGTGCTAGATGGTTGAATGAATATGTAAAGGAAAACTACGATAAGGACTTCTACAGTTCTTTCTTAGGTATCCCGAACACTTTCTTTACTGCATCTTTGACAGCAATAGCAAGGCAAAAGGTACACAAAGCAGTATTGGGTGGAAATTTAGAATCATGGTTAGATACTCGGATTCGAGAATTACAGCAAAGAAAAGGTAAAACCATCGAACCCAAAACCTATAACAAGAAACCAAAGAAAAGCATACAGCAATTAATGGAAGATAAACTCTATGAGATGTTAGGTGAAGTCGAGCATGAGATTGATGAGTTTATAGATAATGATTTTACATCAGAGTTCAATATGTACGAATGGTGCGAGAAGCATGATCTAAATGCCAAGATGGCTGCATTGATTGCACCTCATTATAGGGAACTTGCCATTGAGGTTAAGAACGAAGAAGAAGATGAACAACTCAAAGAGGGTTATGCTTATATGGGTCTGAGTGGTAGAAGAAAGTTCGTGGGTTTCTTAAGAAACATTATAGATGATGCCGAAAGATGGGCAAACAATAAAAAGCAACAATTCAAACCTCGTATGAGAAAATCTAAATTGGTTGATGCCACCACCAAAGTTAAACGACTCAAATTCAAGCAAGATGATAGAGATCTTAAGATCAGCAGTATTAATCCTGCGACCATCATAGGTGCTAGTGAATTATGGGTTTACAATACCAAGAGCAAAGTGCTACAAGTGTATCGTGGCAAGTTAGATGTTAAAGGTACAACCATATATGGATATGGACCAAACAGTGCCAAGCAAAAGAGTATTGGCAGAAGTCCTGCTAAGTATATTAAGAGATGCTTAGAAGGTGGCAAATTAGTTTTAAGAAAGTTGATGGATGAAATCAACTCAGTAGAAAAGAATGCGAATGGTCGTATTAATGAGCATTGTATCTTATTAAGGGCAGATAAATGATTTTAGTAGATTTAACCCAGACAATGATTGCTGGAGTAATGGTACAAGTGAAGATGAATCGCTTAAAAGGTGATGAGATATCTGAAGACTTGCTACGACATATGGTGCTTAATACCATTAGAAGTTATGCTAAGAAGTTTAAGAATGAGTATGGCGACATAGTCTTATGTGCTGATGATAGAAAGTATTGGCGAAGAGATTACTTTCCCAACTACAAGGCAAATCGTAAGAAGCATCGTGAAGAATCCGATATAGATTGGGATGTTATCTTTGGTATGCTAAATAAGATACGAGATGAGATAGAAAAGAATCTACCTTATCGATTCTTACGAGTAGAGGGTGCGGAAGCAGATGATATCATCGGAGTACTGACTAAAGAAAGCAATGAGAAAGTTCTCATTGTATCTGGCGATAAAGACTTTCAGCAATTACAGAAGTATGATTATGTTAAGCAGTACTCTCCGAATTTAAGTAAGTTTGTTTCACCTGATAATGCTGAGGAGTTTCTCGCTGAGCATATCCTAAGAGGTGACAAAGGTGATGGGATACCAAATATCCTGTCAGGTGATGATGTTATTGTTGATGGTGATAGGCAAAAACCTATGAGAAGATCAACACTAAATAAGTATATAAATGGAGTCGACAAATACGACAACTATTATCGTAATTATGTAAGGAACAAAACTCTTATCGATCTAGATGAGATACCTGAAGAAGTGAATCTGAGAATACTAAAAGCATTTGATGAATCGGAACCTCCTTCTGGGAAGTTATTACCATATATGATGAAGCACTCCTTAAAGGAATTATTAAATGCTATTGGAGATTTTTAGAAAAATGGCTGACAAAGTGAAAAGAGGTAGAGGTCGTCCACCAGGATCCTTAAACAAAAAGACCTTACAAAAAATGGCGAAGGAAGAAAAGTTGCAAACAGTACAACCTGTTGAAGCAAAAGATACAGGTACAGTTAAACAATTACCAGATCCTGTTCTTGCTGCTATACCTAAAGAGAAGATAAGACTGTTACCAACTGCCAATGTCTTTGAGATATTAGTTGCAGTTGAACAAGCAGAAGATGAGGACACTAGAATTAAGGGTCTTAGGTATTGGGCAGATAAGAATGGTGCATTGAGACCTGTTCTCAAGTGGCAGTTCGATAATGCTATCGTATCTAAACTACCAGATGGCAAAACACCTTTTACTAGGAATTCTGCTCCTGGACCTGATCTAACAGAGTCATCTTTAAGGCATGAATTC